GTTCTGCTAATTGGTATTCAGGTGGTGGTAACCCTGGTGGTAAAGGTGTGGTTATTGTAAAAGAAGCAGGAATATCTGCTTCAGCTCCAGGGGTTTGGTCAATGTGTGAAGTTTATTGTAAAGTAAAATCAGATAATTGGGTGACCGCAGGACCTGCAGGTGGACCTTTAGATTTCTTTTTAGTAGCGGGTGGTGGATCAGGTGGTGATGGTGGAACTGGCGAAGCTGGTGGTGGAGGCGGAGCAGGTGGTGTTGTTAAGTCTTATGATAATTTATGTTTTACAAAAGTTGATGCAACTCCAGGAACTTATTGCGTAACAATTGGAGCTGGGGGAGTACCCGCAGCATCGGGACCTGGCGGTGGAAACACTGTTGGTGGTTCTGGTCAAAATACAATATTTGCATATACATGCACTCACACTGCTTATGGTGGTGGAGGTGGAGCATCCGGTGGATCAGCTGCACCAAAAGCTGGAACAGGTGGTTCTGGTGGTGGAGGAAACGGACGTTGTGGTCCAGGAACTCCAGGTAACTCAACTGGTCAAGCTGGTAATACACCTGCAATTGCAGGCGCTGCTGGAGGACCTCAAGGTGCTCCGGGAGGAAATGGAAATCCTCCTTATGGTAATGCCGCTGGAGGTGGTGGAGGAGCTTTTCAATCAGGTCGAGCCGGAACGAACTCTCCACAAAACTCTGGAGGTGAAGGTGGAACAGGAGTAATTTCAGGAATTAGTGGTGGAGGAAGATATTATGCTGGTGGTGGTGGAGGTGGAGTACAAACTACTCCTACAGGATTCTTAAGTGGTAGAGGTGGCGAAGGAGGTGGTGGCCAAGGTCAAAAAGGTGGACCAAGATGTGCTGGAAATGGAGATGATAATACTGGTGGTGGAGGCGGAGGAAATGCTTCTGGCCCAGGATCAGGAGTTTGTGGTTGTGGTGGTAAAGGTGGAAGCGGAGTTGCTTTCTTTAGAAGTACTGTAGGTTTAACTGCAGCACCAACATGTAATACATCTTTCTATGATGGTGAACAATGGATTGCTAAATTTACAGCAACAGGTACTCTTACAGTTGGATCAAAATCCGTACCTTCTCACTCATTTGATTATTTAGTAGTTGGTGGTGGAGGTGGTGGTCAAGCTAACCAAGGTGCTGGAGGTGGTGCTGGTGGTTATCAAACATCTTTCCCAGGTGGTAAAAAATTATATTTAAATCCAGGATCTAACGTAGTTCAAGTTGGAGCTGGTGGTTCTGGAGGAAGTTATCCTCAAATGAATTCAGGTAATGGTGAACCTTCACGTGTAGGTTTTATAGAATCTATTGGTGGTGGAGGAGGTGGTGGTAATCCAGGTATATTAACAGGAAGAGGAAGAACTGGTGGTTCTGGTGGTGGTGCTGGATCAGTAGAACCTCAATCAAGATTTGGTAGAGGATTAGTTGGTTTTGATCAACTTCAAGGATATCCAGGAGGAATAGGAAGAGGAAGTCCAGGTTATGGAGCCGGTGGAGGTGGTGGAGCTAATGCCCGAGGAGGAACAGTTCCTTCTACAAGTTCTGCTGGTGGAGCCGGTGGAGCTGGAAAACCAAATGCAATAAACCCTGCTCATCCAGTAAGTGTATTTGCTGGTGGTGGTGGCGGTGGAGCTGCTGCTCCGGCACCCGCTGCTGGAGCTGGTGGAACTGGTGGTGGTGGCGCTGGTGGAAAAGGGCCTTCGCCGGGAACTGCTGGAACTGCAAATACTGGTGGTGGTGGAGGAGGATCAATGTGTGGTCCTACTGTTGCAAATGGTGGATCAGGAATTGTTATTTTAAGAGCACCTGGACCATCAGGACCTAGCTATACTGTAGCCCCAGGAACTAATACAAAAGCTACATTACCAGCCCCTGCTGGAGGATGTACGGTAATGACATTTACAGTAGATGGTACGTTGACAATAAGTTAAAATTAAATTAATATATTAAATTTAAGGAGTATAAATATGGCACACTTTGCAGAATTAAATGGATCAAATCAAGTAGTTAGAGTCGTAGTTGTTGGAAATGACATTGCAACAGCTAATGGACCTTTAGGAGAAAATGACATGCATGTTGATGGAGAAACATGGTGTAAAAACTTTTTTAAAGGCGGAACTTGGAAACAAACTTCTTATAATAATAATTTTAGAAAACAATATGCAGGTAAAGGCTTTACTTATGATGAAGCAAAAGATAAATTTATTTGTCCACAACCTTATCCCTCTTGGTCTTTAGATGAAAATGATGATTGGCAAGCTCCAGTTGCAAGACCAACAAATCAAGGGGATGACGAAGACAATCGAAAAATAGCACAATGGGATGATGTAAATCAACAATGGATTGCAGAAACTCATTACAACGAAGAAACAAATCAATATGACCAAAATTGGGTCTGGGACACTTCCACATTAACTTGGGTGTCCGCATAGGAGGACATCATGCCAGGAGGCACACGAAATGGTGGAGTTATTGGAGTATCTAATAAAACTTCTTTCGGAAAAAATAGAGTTACAGCTACTACAGCTACAGGAAATTTTACTACACAACCGGGAACTACACTTCTAAATGCTACAGTTGTAGCTGGCGGTGGTGGTGGCGGTAGTGTTGCAGCAGGTAACATCGGTGGTGGCGGTGGTGGAGCTGGCGGTGTTGTACAAAATACTTGTTTAACAGTATGTGGAGCAACAGCTTATCCTGTAGTAATTGGAGGAGGTGGAGCTACCGATTCAAGTCCCCCTTTTGGTACTGCAACAAGTGGATGTAATTCAACTTTAACTATAGGATGTACAACTTATACTGCAACCGGCGGTGGTGGCGGTGGTGGAGGAGCCGGAACTACAGGTGGAACAGGTGGTTCAGGTGGTGGTACATCTTTTCCAGCAACAACAGCTGGAGGAACTGCATCACCGGGATGTCAAGGAAATGCCGGTGGAGCATCGGGTCCAACTCCTTATGGATATGCAGGAGGTGGTGGTGGAAAATGTGCAGCAGGATCAGCAGGATCAGCTAGACCAGGTCCAGGTGGTGGAGCTGGTGGCGCAGGTTTAAATATTGCACCTTTATTTCCAGGAGCACCTATGACTGGTGTTGGTGGTGGAGGCGCTGGTGGATATTATGATCCAGCTGCGCCAACTGGTTTAGGAGGATTAGCTAATCCCGTTGGTGGCGGTGGTAATGCAGGAGCATCACCCGCTGTACCAGGTAGTACTACTGGAGAAGCAGGAGATGCTAACACTGGTGGCGGTGGTGGTGGCGGCTCATCTGCAATTGGTCCAGCAGCAGGAACTGGAGGCACAGGTGGTCCAGGGGTAGTCCTTACAAAAGAATTAAATATTGCAACTGGTGTATGGTCAATGCAAAGCGCATTTCAAAATCAATCAGCCGGAACATGGCCACGATTTCTTCCAACACAAACAATATCTACTAAAGGTATATTTATGGTAGGTGGTGGAGGAGCTTCTGGAACAGCACCATCCGCTGGTGGTGGAGGTGGTGGAGGATTAGTCCTAACACCTAATTCTTATTCTTTAACTGTTTGCGGAGAAGCAGGATCTGCAATTCCAATCACGATTGGAGGAGGTGGTGATGGAGGTGGTTGGGTTGTTGACGGATCTCCTGGAGATGATACTCTTATAGGTGCGGCTACAGATGATAATTATTTAATTGCTAAAGGTGGTGGTGGCGGTAGTGCTAATGGATGTGCTACATGTGGAACGGGTGGTATACCTGGAGGATCAGGTGGTGGAGGTTATGGTGAAGGTGGAACTTGTGGAATACCAGCTGGTACTTCAATACAATCAAGCCAACCAGGTGACTCAGGAACATATGGATTTGGAAATTCTGGAGGTGCTGCCTCTGGACCAGCAAGAGCTGGTGGTGGTGGCGGAGGTGCCGGAGGTGCTGGTAGTGCTGGATTTGGTTCTCTTGGACCAGGTGCAGGAGGTGGACCAGGTGGTAATGGTAAAGATGTTACTCCTGTCATGGGATCATTAGGTACGCCTTTCTTTGGACCAACAAATGGTACGTTTGCTGGTGGTGGAGGTGGAATTAAATGTACAGCTCCAAATGGTACTGGTGGACCAGGAGGTGGAGGAGCAGGTGCTCCATCCCCAGGTGGTGCTTTCTTAGCAGGAACAGCAGGAGCAGTTAACACTGGTGGTGGTGGAGGTGGTTCTTATTCTGCGACACCAAGTGGTGTTCCAGCTACAGGTGGTGGAAACGGTGGATCTGGAAGAGTGATAATTAACCTGCCAAGTGCATTAACAGTTTCAGTCGCTCCAGGAACTAACTCAGTTAACCCTTCTCCAGGTTGTACAAAAACTGCAGTTTTTACAGTCTCAGGAACATTGACAGTTAGCTAATAAATGTTATATTAAGTTCATAAAGACATATGAACTTAACAAACTATTATTGGTATTTTCAATCAGCAATTCCTCACAGAATTTGTGATGATATTGTACGTTATGGAAAATCATTACAAGAAGAAATGGCTGTTACTGGTGGTTATGGAGATCCTAAAAAATTAAATCAATCTCAAATTAAAGATTTAAAAAAGAAAAGAGATTCTAACATAGTTTGGATGAATGATCGTTGGATATATAAAGAAATTCAACCTTATGTTAACCAAGCTAATGCTAATGCTGGTTGGAATTTTCAATGGGATTTTTCAGAAGCCTGTCAATTTACTAAATATGAAAAAGGACAATACTATGGTTGGCATTGTGATGGTTGGGATAAACCTTATCAAAGACAACAAGGTGATCCAGCTCATGGAAAAATTAGAAAGTTATCTGTTACAGTAACATTATCAGATCCTCAAGATTATAAAGGTGGTGAACTAGAATTTGATTTTAGAAATCTAGATCCAGATAAAAAACCAAACACACATAAATGTAAAGAGATACTTCCTAAAGGATCTTTAGTAATCTTTCCGGGATTTGTATGGCATAGGGTGTGTCCAGTTAAAAAAGGATCAAGACATAGTTTAGTAATCTGGAATTTAGGATGGCCTTATAAATGAAGAATAAAAAATTAAAACAAAAAAGAAGAAAAGAAAAAAATAAAATAACTTTTCCAAAACAATTAAATAGAGAAGATCTTTTTAAATGTCCTATATGGTTTGCAGATGAACCTGCATTTGTAGATGATTTAAATAAAGCATCTGATCCTTATATTAAAATTTCTAAAGATAATTTAAAAAAAGATATAGATGAACGTAATAAAAAATATGGAGATAAAGGAGACATGGGCCATGTCTTTCATTCAACTACATTAATGGGAGACCCAAATTTTAATGTGCTTACCGATTATATAGGAGCAACAGCTCATAATTTACTCAATGAAATGGGTTTTGATTTAACTCACTACCAAGTATTTACTACAGAGTTATGGGTACAAGAATTTGCTAAAAATGGTGGAGGCCACCATACATTACATACACACTGGAATGGTCATATTTCTGGTTTTTATTTTTTAAATGCTAGTGAAAAAACATCTAGACCTTTATTTGAAGACCCTAGACCAGGTAATATGATGAACCTTTTACCTGAAAAAGACAGGACAAAAATAACATATGCATCATCTCAAATTAATTATATAGTTAAACCAGGTAGGATGATATTTTTTCCATCTTATATGCCGCATCAATATGCGGTAGATATGGGGTATGAACCATTTAGATTTATACATTTTAACTGTCAAGCTATACCGAAAGGAGTATTAAATGTCGTTCAAAAAAAATAAATATAGTGTTTTAAAAAATGCAATTAATAAAGAAATGGCTGATTTTTGTTTTGCTTATTTCTTAAATAAAAGAAAGGTGGCTAGATTTTTATTTGATCAAAGGTACATATCACCTTTTACAGAATATTGGGGAATATGGAATGATAATCAAGTACCTAATACCTACTCTATTTATGCAGATACAGTAATGGAAACCTTATTACAAAAAGTTCAACCCGTTATGGAAAAACATACCGCGCTTAAATTAAGTCCTACATATTCCTATGCAAGAATATATAAAAAGGGGGATGTGTTAGCTAGACATAAAGATAGATTTAGTTGTGAAATATCTACTACATTAAATTTAGGTGGAGACCCATGGCCAATTTATTTAGATCCAACTGGTAAAAAAGGTCAAGCAGGTATTAAAGTAGATTTAGAACCAGGAGATATGTTATTATATTCTGGCTGTGAATTGGAACACTGGAGAGAAGAATTTACAGGACAAAACTGTGGTCAAGTATTTTTACATTATAATAAAAAAGGATCTAAACTCGCTAAAGAAAATGAGTTTGATAAGCGTCCGTTTTTAGGACTTCCCGCTTGGTATAAAGGCTTTACATTACCTAAAAAATAAGTTATAAAATAAGCTTGTAGGGGGAGACACCACCAATCACCCTCCCCTTACTTTAAGCATTTGAATTTCCCCTAGATCTGATATAAACCTTATAAACAGGATTTTTTATATGTTACAAAAAATAGGTTTTTTACCAGGATTTAATAAACAAGTTACACCCACAGGGGCGGAAGCGCAATGGACTGGTGGTGAAAATGTTCGTTTTAGGTATGGAACTCCTGAAAAAATAGGTGGTTGGAATCAATTAGGAGAGAATAAGCTAACTGGTGCAGCTAGACAAATGCACCATATAGTAACTAAAGACTCTCAAAAATTTTCTATTATAGGAACTAACCGTATTTTGT